ACAAACTCCATGTTTCGTGTCCACAACCAGATAATCGTGTCCTTCCTCAGTGAATACTGACATACCAATCTTCTTTGCAGGTGCATTGCTATTAGCCAACGAGCGAATGCCCTCAAAAATCAATGCTCCTACAAACAAACACAAGACAAACCAAACGGCTGAATTGATTAAGTTTAATATCTTATTCTTCATACGCTACTTATTGAATTTGTTGCCGACAACTACCATATCTTCAGAATGGTAGTGAACTAAGAAATCTTGACCAAAGTAGAAAGCAGCAGCTTTACTATCCCAATTAATATCACCTCTTCTTTCCGCATTGTTATCTTTGTGCATAACTATATCCCCCTCATAGATAGGTGCTCCGTTCTTGTCTGTCAGTCCTGTGAACATGCAGACGGTAGAAGGGTCAACACCAACAACACTATAATCACTCATACTACTAAAGTTATCTACTATGTAGGCTCTTTCTTTTACTCCAGCAGTACTTCTGATTATGCTACCAACAATCCATTCTCCGTTGTCAAGACGTTTAGCCTTGAACTTGATATTTTCTGTTTTCATACGCTACAAATTTTCTTTTTCAAATTCACTCTTTGGAACACGATAACAAACTTCTGCACCATAGGAACGTTCTACGCCTTTTAAAGGCATTTCCTTTTCTAAAATATCATGTACCTTCGTGCCTTTTCTAACACTAATAGCTATATAATCATAGCTATTATTTATCATCAATAGTGAGTTATTTGTCATGTACACCTTGCCCTTCTTGGAAAGATTACTATGATTGATTGCAGGCTGGTAGTACAATCCACTAGCCTTATGTTTGATTCTGTAAGGTTTTGCCATAACTACTTACTTTTAAGTTCTTCAATTCTTTCATCACAATTCTTTATCATTCGTCTGAAGAAATCTTTTCTCTTCTCCATGACGAAGATTAGGTCGTACTTACCAACATAATAATCTCCTGACAAGAGGTCATTAATGTATATTCGTACTACTTCTTGCGACCAGTTATCTATAAAAAGAAAATAGGTATCACGATTAGGGTGTACCATGAGGTACTCATAGTAGTGGAAATCGTCATTTTTAATAAATGTCACTCCGCAACCTTTTGTTAACTGACTTATGTCTTTTAATACTTCCATAAGCTATTTCTCCTTTCCGTATAAAAGTTCAACACTCTTTCTTAGCACTGCCTCTATATGGTCTCTTTCGAGGTCTCTAGGCTGTCTAAGAAGCCATTCTATATCTCCGTCTATCAATTCTTGATAGGCTCTCCTTGATACTCCCATAACTATTCCTCCGTTTTCATATAAGGACAACACTCTGCGTATATATACTTGCAAATATCACTTAATTTGCAAAGTTGACAATCTCCAACCATAACTATTCCTCCACTTTTACGCCAAACGGAGCACCATCATCAAATGTACATGACTCCATTCTGTATTTAAAATCACAACAAAAATTTGAATCTGGACTTGAACTAATTGAATTAATTCCATCAGAGATAGAAGAGATTTGAATCCGATGTCCATCTTTTTTATCCTTCAAAATTGAAAACGGCTTATGCTTACGCATTTCAGTCCAGCACTCTATAGCATCCTTGAAAGGACGGTACTCAGACTCAGGTTCTAGATTTGGCTTAATGCGATACTCTTTATTGTGATTAAACTCTATAACATTTATTTCTGCCCATTCATTCGGAACGTTCTCATCTTCTATGGCACTTGGTTTGGTTCTACACTCTATCGCTTTTCCTTCTGCAAAAACTTGCAGAATAGGATAAAATTCTTTAGCTTCTTCTTTTGTCATACTCAATCCTCCAATAATTTAAACTCGGCAATAGAGTGATAAAAATCGCCATTTCCATATACTTCACAACTATATTGTTTACCATTAACGGAAATCTCAAAATAGTTACCGTCATCGTGTGTAATCTCTATCTCGTCTGGTAGTATATTTTCCTTGAAGTACTCAGCAGATTGGATATTATCCATAGGCTCTTCAGTCATAAAGTTTACACACTCTTCGTTGATTATATCTTCTATACTCATAGGCTACTCCTCCAACTTTTCTATAGGTTTCCAATGGGTGATACGAGCCATTCTCCCTTCCCATAAGATGATGAAGTCATTACTATCTTTTGGTAAGGCAGTGCATTCCACTCTTCTGTCTTTGAAAATAGTATCAGGAGACATCTTGCTTGTTACAAAGACTTCTTTATCATACTCAGGCAACTCATCCTCAACAGATATCCAGTCTGACTTTCTCAATTCCAGCAATACACAGCGAAGTACTGCATTTGCTGTTCTAAGATGTTCGTTGTGCCTATCATCACCAAATGATATGTTATCAGTATTTTCATTGATAACACTTTGTATCAGTTCTATGACTTTTTTCTTATCCATTTCTTATCCATTATTATCAATATTAAAAACCTCACGAATAGCATCAGATGGCATTGCATTTAATTCCGTTACTGAGATTTCAAGATATTCACCTTTATTATTATAGGTAACAATCTCTTCAAAACCCGATGCCATGCTTACCGCAAATTTGCGCTTTTCTTCTTCAGTAAAGCCTTTGCCTTCTAATGCAAGATTGACAGCATCTTGTAAACAAGAACGCATCTTTTCTTCATAGCTACTTGCTTTGCTGAGACATTTCTTTATTTTTTCCAATCTATATTCAAAATACATACGCATTACTCCTTAAAACATAATTCTAAAATCCTTACATCTCAAAGTAGGTCTCTTTTGGAGGACGAACTTCTCTAATTCTTCAAAGTCTATCGGGAAGAGCGCACAATATTTATACTTTAACGTGCAGATGAATCTTCCGTTGAGCATAACATCAAAAATAAAAGTCTTCATTGATTGCCTCCTTCCTGCTTTGGCAGTATGTCAGATAAATAAGCCCACTTGATGATTTGGCATCTGCTAATCGAATGTCTCCAAGATTCCTTATTCCAAAGAATGGATTCTTTAAATTGTAGATAAGCATCGTTATCAAAACCAAGGGTAATAATATCGCTCTTACTCTTATCTGGTTTTTCTGTATTTGGATGCCACAAGTCCTTCAAGAACTCATTGATAGCCCACTTAGCACCTAGTCCAATGGCTTCTTTGATGTCCTCTTTGTAGAACATTTCTTCCTTTTCATCATTGTTGAAGACTATCTCTTCACCATTAAGCAAGAATCTATCCTCGTAGATTTCTTCCTTGGCAGCTTCTATTTTCTTATCGTCTATCATAATTATCTTCCTTTCTTACTATTTTTATCCAATATCTCTTTAATATCGAAATATTGAGCCTTTATAAATTTTTCCATCTCTAACTTGGTTATTCTTCCAATAACCGAAATAGCCCCATCCCTTACAGATACTGAGAAATAATCAGTATTGATAAAACTAATGTTAATATCTATGCTTTCATCATTCATAATCTACCCTTTCTTTTTCTGAGTTCCAACATCCTTCTAGTTCTACGGTTTTCCTTGCCACTAGGAGGGTTGCCAGCATACTTTAGTTGTGGAATACAATCATAACCTCTATACATATGAGCTTCATTGATTGCATTGGTTTCTTCACTAGTCAAGGCTTCTTTAAGAAATACATCAGTTGATGTTACAATTATCTTTGCATCGTCTCTAATCATACTTACTCCTCCTCTTTTGTTCCATACTCCTTTTGTAACTTCTTGACCTCGTTCACGAACTTGCTGACATCAATATCACAATCAATTACCTCTTGATGGTTTTTGATGGCATCTTCAATCAGATGGGTGCATTCTTCGGTAAAACCACAGATATGATCACCTTCGATGGTGTAGAGATACTTGTGTGTGTTATAGTAAGCACACTGGCAGAGAGTTAAGCCCTCTGAGTTGAGGCGGTCCCGTACATCGGGATTGTTGATGCGAAGGACCACCATCTTACCCTTACTAGAATAGTACTTGCGGTATTTGATGCGGTCTGCAACAATGATTGCTATAGCTACCAACAACAGGATAGCTAGCACGATGATAACATCTGTTTGAATTGTATTCATAACTTTCATTTTGTTTAATTGTTTATCTTAATTCGTCCATTCTTCCAGGATTTTGAATGTTCAGTTCCTTATTTACATCATGGAGGCTGACGGATGGCAATGTATGCGTATCGGGGTCTAAACACTTCGACTTGCAGTAGTTTCTCCATGCCTCTATGCCATGAGGTTTCTTTGCATCCTCTATCGCTTTCAGTTGCTCTTCTTCTTTTCTGCGCTCGTCCTCTACCCTTCCACGCTCCTTCAGCAGGTCGGTCTCGTAAGCTATCAAGGATTTCATTATATCCTGTGGATTGATTGTCTTTCCGTTGTTGATGAGCTTGTTGTATTCACCATTGGTGAAGGCTACGAAGAAGTAATCAAGTTCTGCAGGAGTTATGTAGAAATACTTTGTACAGATGCGCTGAGCAAGCAACTGAATCTGATAATCTGTCGCATTATCATAAGCGCCCAGATAATAGAGAAGGTCTATCAGTCGTCCTGTTACCCATCCTACGAGGTCTCTGAGTCCACCACGTTTCTGAATATCCAACATGGTTTCCTTATTCTTCTTTATAGCCTCAGTTAAGGTTGCAGGACGCTGATAGTTTGCCTTATCCCTGATGATAGGCACTCGCGATGAGTCGGGCAGCGCGCTCTGAACGTTGGATATTCCGTTGTTGTTCATAATTTACAGGTGTTTCTATTTCGTCTTCCCATCTTTCACCATTCAGATAAGTGAGTGGATACACGCGGAAGGGTATATTAGCATGAGGTACGATCGGGTCGGTCGGCTTGCGGGTCGATGCCACGTAAGCAGGAACGGCTGCCATGCAAGCTAATTTATCGGCTAGCTTTAGTCTGTTCCACTTTTCTTCTGCCTTTTTCCTACCTTTCTTATAAGAATAAGCTTCCCAAAACTCCTCAAATGTTGGAGCTGGCTCAGTTTGGATGATAGCAGAAGATTCTTCAACCTCCAAGTCTACCGTCTCCACTTCGGCATTATTGTTGAACAACTCAGAAGGCTTGTAATACTTACCCGTAAGCGTCCATCTTGCACCAGCTACAAAAGCATCTTGAAGAGGTTCGCTTTCCGAATATTTATTTGCCTCCGAATGGATTTCCTTTAACGTTTTCATAAGCTATATGATTTTGATGATTTATACCCAACCGGCACCCGAGTTCTCGAGTTCTCGCTTGCAATATTGCAAACCAACTTGGTCATCGGGTTCCGGAATCATGATACTGCGGACATTTGCGTAATCTATCACGTTTCGGATAACGCTGCTAGCCTCTGCTGTATTGAGGGAAGTGAGAGGCTTGTATTTGCGGTTACCTGTCTTGTCTACCTCATCGGTATAGAAGATGTAGCTGCAAACGTTGCGCTGAATATCACGAAGCGTTTCGTAGAAGGTCTGCCCTAACTTTAGGGCGAGATAGCTAATCATGAAGTGAAGATAACTGGACTGCTTGTCGGTCTGAATGGGGTGGAACTTCTTTAGTTCGATATTATACCCACATTCTTTGGCTTTCTGAACAGCCTTCACGATAGCTAAATATTCACGAGGATCATTAGGATTGTATACACTCATATTATTATAATTACATTAGATTGATTACTAAACCCTTGCAAGCATAGTCGGTTGGAACACCGAGGACCTGCTGGAATTTGTTTATGGCAACATCGGGGTTAAGATGGCGTGCTGAACCATGAATGAGGACGATGCGCTTGGCGGTATTGGCTGCCTTGCATTCGTTGAGATACTCGATAGAGTGAGCCAGACTCATGTGGGAAAGACGGATGCGGTCGGCTTGGCTGACTATCGTCTTGCCTTCGTTTACGGCTTTTTCTAGGAGAGAATCATCATAGTTGCATTCTGCCAAAAAGTACCGGCACCCTTGAACTACATTTTCCATATTGTAGCAATCGGTGAAGAACATCATGGTTCCCATTTCCGGATGATGAATAAGGAAAGAGAAGCAAGGAACATCGTGTTCTACCTTCATCGGGGTGATACTGAAAGCACCTAGATGATAGGTCTGTTCTTTAATCATGCCTTTTACTCCCTTGCATTTCTCGGATAACTCTTCGGTAGAGTAAGCATCGATTCCTGCTCTCAGAAAGTCTTTGGCATTTTTTGCATGATCGCCGTGGGAGTGACTGATAATCACTCCCACGCATTTTGATGTTTTGAGGTTTGCAACTTTCTTTACTTCCTGCAACGGACGACCTGCCTCTATACAGAGCTGCTGACCATTACTTGCCTCCAGTACGTAGGCATTGCCAAGACTATTGCTATTGACAACTATCAGCTTCATACTTAACTCAAGCTAAACTTTTGAGCCTGTTGCTGCTCATCATGTACTTCTTTGGCATTCATAACTTCGCCGGTATCAGCATTGACCGTGATAACGTTCTTTGCCTCGGCAAACTCAGAATCACGCTGTTCTTCTGCGGTAGGAACATCCTCGACTGTCATTGCGGTCTGCATTTCGATAGAAAGGTAGCCATACTTAGAAAGAAGGCGACGAAGGACCGTTTTTGTTGCCATATCATTGAAATTACCATACCATCCAACAGTATTACCTGGTCCTAACTCGGCTTGTTTCTGAGCCATTTCAGCCAACTGCTGATTTGTCATTTTACAGTTACGAAGAGTTGCAGAGTACTTCTTGGCGTATGAGCACATATCATCAAGAGACATATACATCATCCTGCGGAATCCATTGGTAAGCTCTAAGAAAGCGAAATATCCGACAATTCTGTTGGAAGTCTTCTCCCCATCAAGATGAAGTTCACCAGAAATCTTGTCGTAACCTTGATACTCTCCTTCATAGACTACATCAGCATTGATGTTCTTGTAGAGACCGGAGCGAATAGCAAGCTGATAAAGCCCCTTGTAACCAACAATCATCGTAGGAGTATTGCCATAAGGTACGATATAAGCATATCCCAACTGCTTGTTGAGCGGAAGATGAAGGGATGCTGCCTTCATTGCCTCAGCCATCAATAAACGACCATCACAAGCTAGAAGCTTATCATCCGATGTGACTAACTCCATGAGGGATGCAGCAAAAGTTCCTGCATTCTCCTTCATTACATTCTTCAACTGCTCTTGGTAGTAACTATTGTCGAGTACTGCCTTGAAATTACTAACTGCTACTGCCTTCTGAGAAGGCTGTGCCTTTGCTACTGCTGTTTCTGCCATGATTACTTCTCCTCTTCTTTATGATTGATTAATTCCTTAGCGATACCAGCCAAGGCTATTGTTCCCAAAGCAAGATTGATTTCACCACTTTCCAGGAAAAGTTCTTTTGGATCAACTTCTACGCTATCGTGGTTATCTAACCACTCCTTTATACGGTTCGAATCCGTTCCGTCCTTCATGCCTCCTCCTAACGCTAGAGCACCCTTGATAAGGTCTTTGTTAACCAACATTTCTAATTTTAAAGTTTCTGCCATGATTTTTATTTACTTATATGTTTGATTAATTCTTCTTTTGTTTTAAACACTTCGCTTTCTTTCCTTGTTGGGAAAACTGCGAACTTATACTGAATAGAGCAAGGTGCCTCGCCTATCTGCTGAAAGAATACGCCAACGATGTTTGCACGTCGGATTTTGTACCCATCGAGCAGATAGACTGCATCACCTATATCGAACTTGGTCTTGATTTGCATGGTGCGTTTCAATCCATTGTGGCCAGAGCGAAATGCTCAACCTTCAGTTTATCATCCTTTGATACTACCAGACGGATTTGCTGGCCGCCTGTGCTGAGCGGATGGTTAACACTTTCGCATTCATCGAGCACAACAGGAACCGATACATCATAGAACTGCCCGATAGTGCGCGCGATGTCGATTCCGGAATTCACCTTGGCAGCACCATTGAGGCGGCTGTAAGGCACACCATTGTGATAACATTCGCAATAAGGTTTCTTCTCACCATCGAGTTTTGGAAGGAACAGACTCCATTTTACGAAACGGAAGTGCTGATTGACCTTATCTTCGAGAGCCTTGCAAGACAACTGATAGAACTCATTGGTGATGTTGAGTTTATCATCAATATCATCAAGCTGCTCCTGGAAGATGGCTTTATCCTTCTGCGCTGCTTCGATATGAGTCATTGTGTTGTCGTAAGATGCTTTTGAGGCGAGGAGTTCGAGGACTTCATCGTATCTGTCAGCGAGCGGCTTTTGCTCTTCATAGAGTGCTTGAAGTAACTTGTCGTTATCCTCATTGCTCTCAGATGGATTGTCGAGTTCTGCCTGCAACTCACCAATCTCTTTCACTACCTGCTGATATTCTTCCTTCTCGGCTAGAATCTGCTCGTAGGTGCGTGGAGCATCGGCATCAACTTCTGCCTTATGCTTTTCTGCCTCTGATAGGGCTTGATGAGCCTTGACGAGTTGGTTTGTGGTGGTCTGACGATCATCATTCAGTTTGTCCAACTCTTTGTTGAGTTCGGTGTATGCGCTTTGGAGTTTGGCAAACTCATTGTTGAGTTCCTTCATGTCCTCTGCCTTGAGAGAGTTGAACCGGTTCTGAGATTCCTGTTTAAGGAGCTGAACATCACCGAGAGGGAGAGCCTGACCGCAATGAGGACAGAAACCTTCCTTATCGTCCCATTCCCAAGTACGCTTTGCAATCTCATCGCTGCGCTTGTTTAAGTCACTAACCTTCTTCTTGCATTCTTCAATCTGAGTGTTTATCTGAACCTCGGTGGTAGGATAGCCACTCATGACTGCTTTGAGGTTATCAACCGTAGATTCTGCCTTGTTGAAGGCTGCGTTGGCGTTAAGAACATCGCTTTGGTGCTTGGTCATGTTATCGGTAGACTCCTTATCTGCGCCCTGCTCCATCATTCGCTTGCGTTTTTCAGCAAATTCAATTTTCTTGCGGATTCCGTCAAGTCGAACTCTGTCTGCTCCACCGGTTCGAATCTGCTGAATCTTGTTGCCTATCTCTGCCAACTTTTCTTGCAGCTCATCCACTTCTTTACCCAAGGCCTTCCAATCCTGCTTTGGTGGAAGGGTCTTGTCGAGTTCGGCAAGTCTGATAGGGACCGCATCGAGTTCCTTCTGAACTTCTGTACGCTTGTGCTTGAGGTGGTGAAGGATGGCATCAATATCTTTCTGTTTGAGAAGTTCAACAAGATAATCATACTTCTCTTCGCCCTTCGTGATGTCTTCGGCAGAAATGTCACCTGCCAAAGACTGAAGGAATGCACGCTGATTCTGCCAAGTCATACCAAGGAACAGATTAGGACAGATGCACCACGAAAATGGGTCTTCTTGGAAGATGTCGTTAACTACGTTGCTGAAATCTCCGGCGGTAGTCAATTCTCCATCTACATAGTACTTGAAGGTGTTGGTGCATTTATCACCTTTCCACTTATCGGTCAGAACTCGCTTTAACGAGATTTCATCACCATCTACCAACATAACCAACTCGGATGAATGCTCTATCTCCTTGATAATATTGTGATTCTCATCGAAGGTTTTGATGTCGAGCTGCATGCCGTTGGTATCAGTACCGAATAATGTGTACATGATGGCTTCTGCGATACTTGTCTTTCCTGCTGCGTTCTTACCGGAGATTATTGTTAAATTCTCTCCGAAGTCAACATGCTGTTCTCTTATTCCCTTGAAGTTCAAGAGAGAAAGAGACTTAAAAATTATTTTCTTCATTGTTTTTTAAATATTCTTGTTCATAAATCCATTTGTAACCACGAATAGATTTGTACGTATGGCGAGCACAAGCCTCAATATTTTTCCTTGAAACGTTCATTGCTTTAGCTGCACATACTACACTTTCATAAACAGACACAACCGAGTTTGTTTTAATATCTATTTGGTAAATTTTCTTTTTACGTTTGTCAATCTTGTTGATATATTTCACTCCTTTCTGATAATCATCCAAGAACATCCACTTAAATCCTCGGCTTTGAAACATTTCTCTACCATGATGTATATGATTACCTAAAGTTAGAGCACACCTAGATATTGGTGATTGAGGAATATTTAGTACTCTTGCCGCCTCAGTCGCAGAGCACCATTCTTTAATCAAGTTCCCTTTTAAATCCAACTGAACGATACGTTTATTTGAAGGATTCGCTTCTCCTACAGGAAGACCATGGTAATTTTTCCAACAAACAAAGCCAAGAGATTCTCTTGCATGCCTCATATTCTCAGATGGCGAACACCATTCTAGATTATCAACGCAATTGTTATGTTTATTTCCATCTAAGTGATTGACTTGCTCTTTGTTATATGGATTTTTGATAAATGCTTCTGCAACTAATCGATGAACAGTTCTTTTTTTATTGTATTTACTTAGGTGAACCGCTAAATAACCAGAGCTTATAACATTAGATGCAAGTATCCTTCCTTCAGAGTTTCTTACTCTTCCAAGATTGCTCACCTGATACCATTCATATCCTTTAATGTCTTTCCACTCTTCTTCCATCATAGCCTCCTTTCTTATTAGTTCGTTTCTTCATTTTTATCTTTGTTTAAAGTTTCTTCTTTTTCTCTCAGTTCCTTATCGTATTCCTCGAATGCTCTTGCAGTAGCGTAGGTGAACTGGTCGCTATTGCGCATGGCGTTCAAGATAAGATTTTTGAGGTCTTCGGGCGATGCGTGCATGAATGCGTATGCCTTCGGAATGGTTCTGTCACCCATGAGGACGATACATCGAAAATGCTTTGCCTCATCCCCCATCTTGTCAACTATATCAAGTACCTTCTTGATATGATTGAAGAAATTCTGTCTGATATTCTTTTTCATGATTTCGTTTTTTAAAAACCTGCCTATCCTCACGGACGAGCAGGGAAAATAAATTCAAATTTATGAAAAATAACACTAAAAACTAATTCTTATCTGTTGATCCTAAACCACTACGAGTGCCGGTTACCTTGCCAAGTTCCAAGTTAGTATCTGGAACGTAAGTGAAGGCACCCTGGCAGATGCGTTGGGAATAAGGAATAACGAACTTGAAACCGAGCAGACGCATGATGCGATGCTTTAACCTCCATCTGCCCGACTTGACGATGGCATGGACTTCTTCGCCATAGCCGCAATCAATCAAACCAAGAATTACATCAAGGTTTGCTCTAACCTTGCCTAGATAGTCGCCATGAAAGAGCCATGAATGGAAATAAACATCTAACAACATTCCTTTGCCCGACATGCCACTACGTGGCTGAATCAGCATTTTCATATTTGAAGGAAGTTGTATCTTAAACCCGAGCGGAACGTAAAAGCGTTTGTTTGGAGATACTTCTGTGTCCTTGCTGCAATGAAGGTCGTAAGCGGCATCCGTCTCATACGACTTCGTTGGGAAACACCCTTGTGTTACCAATTCTACATTGATTTTTGTACCTGATTTACTCATATAATCTATTCTTATAAATGTTTCTGTTCTAAAAGTTTGTCTACTTCCTTCTGATAAAAGGCTATCAACTGATTATACTCGAAGAGTGACCAGTTCTTGTTTTCAGTTCTTGCCCTAACCTCTATCAAATCAACCCTCTGTTCGCCAATCTGCTTGATAAGCACACGGCGATACATCTGAATATTACCTTGATTGAAAATATTGCAAGCCACGCATTGTGGCCGGCAGTTATCTTCGCTGAATCGGGTTGACATGTAACGTCTCGACATGTAATGACCGTTCTGAATTTCCTTCCAAGGGAAAACCTTGCCGCAACTGATACATCGGCAATAACCTTTATCATCAGAATATTTCAGTCGAATATATTTGGAAAAGACTGCATCGAGTTTGTCTCTCAGCTTACTTTTGCTAAGTCCGGCTTTCGCCTTCTTCTTTTCCTGTTCCTTCTTGGCTTTATCCCAAGGAGTCTTCTTTATAGGTGTCCTCTTGAGAGGAGTTTTCCTTTTTAAACCCATATTGCACGTAATTATCATTTGTAAAGTTTGAATACTCGCCCTCGGGCTTTCCGATGTCTGAGGACACATTTTTAATCTTAGAGTTGAGGATATTTATTTTCCTCAGTTTTGACTCGAAGATTCCCAAGGGTGCCCAAGGGTTTCTTTCGAGTTCTCTGTATATTTCGAGAACCTTTCTCCGGTACTTGTGGAGAGTAGGTTCGGATAAATCTATCATAAGCCATTGATTTTGAAGTTTAAGAAAAACCTGCCCATCCTCACGGACGAGCAGGAAAGAATCAAAATTTTTTTTAAACAATGTTTGCTGCCGCTGCAGCGAATAATCATACACAACAAACAAATACATAATAGTCCACCTGTAGGATTCGGACCCAACTTCCCGATTTGATAAGAATGTATTAAGGATTTACACAAAACAGTTTCGGGCGTGCTACCAGTTACACTATCGGTGGATAACGGCATCATGCGCTACCATGAATTTAAGAGCCATGCTCACCGCTTTAGCTATCAGTCATAAAGACTGATGCTCGGGGATTCCCTTATAATGACTTAACACTATTCGACTTTACACTTTTCCAATATGTCAAAGAACTTATGTCCAAAAAGGGCAATGGGATTGTTCCGAAAACTGCTATATATAATTAAGGTATAAAACGAAAGGTGCTGGTAGAATGCTCGACCACAACATTTCCTTCTGGTTCGTGGCGCATGAATTCAACGCAAACAACTTATATTGCCACTGGGTCTATACCGCTCCACACCTAACGATTTCAAGAAACATTATAATAACAATATCCAAAACTATTTTGGGGATTCGAGGCGAGTTGAACGCCTTTGCTCGGGTTTCCCCGCTCACTCCGAGTGAGCTAGCTCGATTCCCATGTATCACTCCTATGCTCACGCACAAGAGTGAATTGATAGTTTACAAATAAGAAAAAGAACCTTTCTTAAGCAATCGTTTAACTCTATGCTCACGCATATCCAATTTAAAACGCATTTTGTCTGAATAACTAATCTAAAAATTCAACAGCCAAATATTTCACACATTTACACACTTTATCTGAGTTGTGGCACCTTAACAGGCTCTGCTCCGTAGCGATTCAGAGCACAGGAACGAATGTCCTGAGCCTGTTGGCTATTACTCCGGTAAGCAAGAGCATTGTAGACAGTAGTCTTGCCACAACCAAAAATTTTCATGATTTTAGGAATTTTATCTTTATCAATCAATATTTTTTCTATTTTTACGACTTTATTCATATTATTTTTTGTAAATTTGCACCATAAATAAGTTTTGAACGAGTTTTGTTCTCGTTTACGGATGCAAAGATACATGTTTGTAGACAAATATCCAAGGATATAGGCATTAATTTATAGTTAATTTACGTATTTACACAAATATAAACACTAGCAGTATGGAAGGATTAAGAGATAGAATCAACGAGGTAAGAGACCATTACAGGCTGACTAACAGAGGGTTTGCTGACGCTATCGGGGCAAAACCTGCTGCTACGAACAATTATTTGAACGGCACAAAGGAGCCTTCAATGGAGTTTATAAACAGAATACTGACTACATACGTAGACATATCAGCAGATTGGCTACTTTGTGGCAGAGGCAGTATGTTTTACGATGCAGACAAGCAGACGGACGAAAAACTGCTGAAAGAACTAGCAGAAACAAAAGTAAAGTTGCTAGTACAGGAAGGAGTGGTTAAGGAGTTAAAGCAAATCATCAGCGAGAAGATTGCTGAAAGAGACAAAAGCCTAGTTGGCTAATACGATAAAGGGGAGCCTTCTTTGCGAAGACTCCCCTTGGTTATATTACATCTTTCCTTCGAGGGCATCGAAAGCAGATTGTACGTCCTTATTTAATGTACGTGCGTATCTAGTAGTTTGACGCAAGGTAGTGTGTCCAAGCACCCTTGCCACAATGTTGATAGGCATTCCCTTAGACAGGAATAAGGTTGCCGCAGTCGCTCTACCCATGTGGGTATGCAGCCTGTCAACGCCAACCATCTGCCCGATCGCCTTCAGATAATCATTATACTTCTGATTCGTCATTCTAGGCAGCTTGAAGTCATACTTCTGTAGTATCTCCAGGGCAGGTTTGAGAAGTTGGAATACGAAATCCGTATCTGTTTTCGTTCTCTTAGCGTGATAGAACATCTTGCCGCCAATCTCCTCGCAGTTAGTATAATCGAACGATGCAAGGTCAGAGTATGCAAGTCCGGTATAGCATTGAAAGAGGAACAAATCTCTTGCATGGAGAATATGAGGTGTTGAGAGTTTCAGTTTCTTGATGGCAGCAAACTGCTCTTCGGTGACACAATCAACATACTGCTTTTCTCCCTTACCAATATGGAATGGCAGAAACTTATAAGGATTCTGCTCAATAAGTCCGTCTATCATCGCATCATTGATGAACAACTTGAGATACTTGTGATAGTCATAGATTGTGCATTGAGCCTTATCCTGTCTGTGGAGATACTCATCCATTGAACGCACCTTCGATACATTGCAGTCTTGGAACGACTTTATCTTCCCCCATGTTTTTAGGAATTTGATAAAGACATCGTAGCGTTTCTTGGTATGCTCGCACACCTTACGCTCATTTCGTCTTCTCTCGCAGTACTCGATAAAAGAAGTTCCTTCGTCTTCTCCATTCATCTGTGAGATAACCACATTTAAGTCACAACAGCCTTCCTTAACCATCTTACTGATGATTTCGTTTGCTCTCGCGCGGTATGCCTGTATGATTTCATTCAGTTCATCCGCATCTTTTCTCTTGATAACCATCTTTGACGCATCAGACCATTGTGTAGTTGTCACTTTTACGCCTGTGGAAAAGTACTTCCTTTGACGCTTGGCACAAAAGCATAATTCTACCGAAACTTCATGTTTTGAGGTCGCTCGCTTCAAACGATTGTGAATAATACTTAAATTAATTTTTGCCAT